CGGAACAAATCCATGTTCGGAGATAATTTTACGATCACGAGAATTTTGTAATCTTTCTGAAGTTGTTGTACGTCCAGAAGACAACGAAGAGACATTGGCGAAGAAAGTTCGTTTGGCGACAATCCTTGGCACTTTCCAGTCCACTTTGACGAACTTTAAATACATTTCGAAAGAGTGGAAGAAAAACTGTGAGGAAGAAAGACTCCTCGGTGTTTCTTTGACAGGCATTGTAGATAATCCTATGATGACTCATAAGAATGATAACTTAGGAGAATTGCTTGAAGGTCTTAAAGAAACTGCTGTACTTGTTAATGAAAAGTATGCAAGGGACATTGGAATCAATCAGTCTGCTGCTATTACTTGCGTTAAACCTTCTGGTACTGTGTCTCAGTTGGTTGATTCTGCATCTGGTATTCATGCCCGTCATAACCCTTATTACATTCGTACAGTACGTGGTGACAAGAAAGACCCGTTAACTAAGATGATGGTTGATGCAGGTTTCCCAGTGGAAGACGATGCAACAAAACCAGATTCTACGGCTGTCTTTTCTTTTCCTATAAAGTGTAGTTCTGATGCTGTTTTTAGGACAGATATGACTGCAATTGAACAGTTGGAACTTTGGAAAACGTATCAGGATCATTGGTGTGAACATAAACCTTCTGTAACCATTTCTGTAAAAGAACACGAGTGGCTGGAAGTTGGCGCTTGGGTTTATGAGAACTTTGATGCAATGTCCGGTGTTTCTTTCCTTCCGTTCTCTGATCACGTATACGCCCAAGCACCTTATCAGGATTGTTCAGAGGAAGAATATCAAGAGCTTTTAGCTAAGATGCCAAAAGAGGTTGACTGGTCTCAACTTTCTGAGTATGAAAAAGATGATCATACAGTAGCATCACAAGAATTGGCTTGTACAAGCGGTGGATGTGAAATTTTATAAGGAAAGAAAATGGATTTGAGTCTTAATTCTAACATCTCTAAAGATTTTAGAAAGCTTATCGGTAAAGTTCAGAAATGGAGAAAGAATAAAAATCCTTCTATCTCCATTTCAACAACAGATCCGAGTAAACCATTTAAAAAGGTGAAGACGAATGAGGTTTGGGGTAAGCCAGCCTCATTTGTTATGAAAAAGAATGACAGTTGATAGATGTTTAATTATTCGTCGTGATAGTAATACTCTCAGTCAAGAGTATGCTAAGATTTGCGCTGATTCTGTAGAACGGTGCAATATGAAATCTGAGTATATTAAAGCTGTTGAAAATCTTGGTGTTGAGGATGCTGCTGCATCTGTAGGCATGAAAGTAGATTGGGAAATGGCTGAGATACTTGAAAACACCATTACTGACCATAAAGAGTGTCAGGAAATGGGAAATGTCTGTTGCACGGCTAGTCATATCAAAGCATTTAGACGTGTCGTTGAGATTGACAAGCCGTGTGCAATTCTAGAACATGATGCGTATGTTATGAGGAACTTCAGAAATTTTGAGGTTCCTGATAACTATTTGGTTTTTCTTGGCCCTAGAATGAGAGATACTAAGACTTATACGCCAAGGTCTAGAGTAAGACGACTCATTCCGATCCAACAAGCTATTGGCACACATGCTTATGTTGTAACACCAGAGACAGCAAAAGGTATGTTAAAGCATCTTGAAGAGGTGGGTCTGGTTTATGGTATCGATCATTATTTGTTTATGAATAATGAGTCTAAGGTTCCGATTATTGCAGCCGACCCTTATCCAGCTATTTGCTGGACAAGAAGAAGTACAATGAATGATGTTAAAGAAGAGGTGAATGGACCTAGAGGTGTTTGGGGTGGTCAGAATGATAAAAACGTTCTTGGTATCACAACGCCGGGTCTTCTAGAAGGACTCGGTTGTCCAATTTATGTCTAGTGGTGGTTCGGCTTCAAAAAGAAAAGGATCCTCTTTTGAAAGAGAGATAGCAAATGATTTGACTAGCAGATTGGGGGAGACGTTTATTCGTGTCCCTTACTCTGGTGCCTTTATTGGCGGTTCTAATTCTAAGAAGAAAGAGATTCTTCATGAAGGTCAGATTAGAACCTTTAAGGGTGATATTATCCCCGGACCTTCCTATGCTAATTGGAATGTAGAATGTAAGTCTTACAAAGATTTTCCGTTTCATAGACTTTTCCACAACACGAAAATACCACAACTTGATCAGTGGATTGATCAACTCCTTGATGTTGCAGACGAAGGTGATGTCAATCTTCTCTTTATGAAGTTTAATCGTAAAGGAAGGTATGTTTTACACAACCTTAAGGACTTTAAATGTTACGGTATTATGTACGATAATGTATGGAATTTCACTTCTTACGATCTTTTTATAGAAGTTCTTTGCAAATAGTGCAAAGGTTATTCTCTTTTTTGGCACTAAAAATACAACCTTTTGTACACTAAGTAATAGGTGTTCATAAGGAGAATTGTCATGTTCGGACTAATAAAATCAATAAAAAATAAATTTCACCGTAAAGATTATGTTTTTGATCACTTTCTTAGGGTGGAGTACAAGAAAGATATTCAGGCAATTAAAAAAATGGGAATGTCAGAAGATCAAGCAATCCGAGAAATTAGGAGAAGAATGGGTGCTTAATTCTATTAGAAGAAGTTTTAAAAACTTTAGAGAAAGAATGTCTATGTCTGAGGAAGAATACTATCTTTCCAAAAGCACGGATCTTGTAGATTGTGAACATAGGCAAAGACAAATTATGTACGGCAAGTTTAGAAGAGATGGTTTTCTTCAAAACAGGTATTAAAGTTGCTTGTATTTTGCTGGCATCATTAGAAGGGGCAAAACCTATGAGATTTTTTAATGAGTGGGCTGAGAAACGTGGAAGAGCGGCGATTGTTAGGGAATGGGGTTTGATTTCTCCAGAATCTAAGAAATATATCGTTGACATGTGGGAGAAGGGTGGTAGTATTTCAAAAGTTGAAGCGAACAAGCTTCTTAAGAGATAACCGCCCGTAGCTCAACTGGATAGAGCGACGGTCTTCTAAACCGTAGGTTGTACGTTCGAGTCGTACCGGGCGGGCCAGTCTCCCAAAGAATAAATACATACTCATGATTTATTTTTAGGAGACTTGAATGTTTACTGGTTTATTTGTTGGATTTGCGGCTATTGCCACTGCTTACTCTATGTGGCGAGTTTATGATATTTTCTTTCGTACTGACGAAGAAGAAGCACCATCAGTATCTTACTACCACGATTCTGAAATCTTAGAAGAACCTCAAGTGGGAATTAAATTCCAGATCGAAGACCCAGAAGGGGTTGACGCGGATGATACTTTAGAGGTAGTAAATGAGTGGATTCAGAATGACGATCCAAACATTATTTCTGGGGAATATCAGATCAAAGTATCTACGCTCAGTGATGTTGGTATTGTAGAGATTTCTGGAGACGCATCACCTCTTATTCTGGATTCTTACGAGAATGTAGAATTTCCTTACGTAGATGGTGATAGTAATCTTGAGTGGGTTAAAGTTGACTTAGACTTTGCTTAAGATGTAGTGCCGCTATAGCTCAGTTGGTAGAGCAGTTGCCTTGTAAGCATCAGGTCCGGAGTTCGAGTCCCCGTGGCGGCACCATTCATCTATAAATAAAAGAAAATGGAGGCTTCGATGACAAAAGTAATTAAACCTTTATCAACAGAACTTGCTCTTAGTGCTACGGTAGGTAATACCGTAAACAGTGCTACAATGGTTAGAATTGTTAATCTTGGCGCTGGTGATCTTACTATCACAAGATCTGATTCATCTAACACTAAGATTGGAACATTTTCAATGTTTGCTGATCAAGAGTCGTTTGTTAGAAAAGATTCTACGGATATTCTTTTTGCATCTGGAGCAGGGGCTAATGCAACAAGCATTGCTATTCTTGACTAATGCCATATAATCCTACTTTTTATGCTACAGATGACGACAAGCTGAATATAGCCAGAGGTCTTACGAAGTATTCTCAGGTAGTAAACATCTTTGGCTATAATGCAAACGTCTCAGCACAATTTATTCCTCTTTGGGAAGCTAATACAGCTTATCCTTTTCCCACTTCTAATGTAGGAATGGAAATTAAAAGTTCGGATGCAACAGACACAGACGTAACTATTAAGGTTATTGGATTGGATTCTAATTATGAGTCAGTAGTTGAAGTAGTTAATTTAAATGGAACAACACCAGTAGATTTATCTAAAGAGTTCTTTAGAATTAACACAATGATTACTACATCTGGCAATGCAAATGGAATGGTCACACTCTGTGGCAATACAGGTTCTCCAATATATGGTAAAATAAGAAGGGGCGACGGCAAGAATCAAACATCCTTCTATACAGTACCTGCAGGTCATAATTTTTATCTTTACAGAATTGACGCCTTTTCAGCTACTGCCAACGCCAACAAGTATTTGACTTTTAGAAACTTTGTTAGACAAGATAATGGAGTTGAACTAAGGGTCGCTGAAACTACATTTGTCAATCAGATGAATATTCAAAGAAGACTTCCATTTAAATATTCTGGAAACACTGATATTATATTTCAGGCCAAATCTTCGGCACAATTAAATGAGGTAGGTATCTTTGCTGAAGGTATTCTTATAGAGGAAGGGCAACACTTCGAATGACCAAAGAAATTAATAAAACTATTAATTAGATAAAGGATTATCGAGAGCCATTTGAATTTTTCTTGAAAGTCTAGCTTCAAGCTCTCTCATTTCTCTATCGGTGTCTTGATACAGTTGATCTCTTTTGTTGTCGAATCTTTGATCGGCTAAATCAATAATTTCTCTTACTTCTTTTTCAGATTCTCTTACATCGTCTTTAAGACGATCAACTAGATCTTCAACTCTTGTTACATCCTCTTTTAGATCATTTCTAATGTCTCTGGCATAATCTGTTGCTTGTACAACTGAGTCTTCTGAAGCTTTCATTTTTTCTTCAATCACAGAAAGTTTCTCAACAATCGAAGAAAGATCTGGAGCAACGTAAGACTGAATCTGCTCCTTCATATCCATATAATCATTATATACAGTAAATGCACCGTACAAACCACCAATCACTGTTGATACGAGGCCAAATGCTGCTCCTGCAGTAATTGCAGTGACTTTGATTCCGAAAATCTTAAACTCTTTGTTTTTTAGATTTTCGATACCATCTTCTAATTTTTCTAATTCTTCACCTAAGTCTTTGTCTGCCATTTGACAAATGCTCCTACTCTATCGTGGACTTCGGGATCTTCTATATATACGTATCCCTTTGGAGGAACTGTTGACTGCTCTTTCCACACAGGAATGAATTCAGAGATGTTTTTACGAAAATCAGGATTGGATCTAAAGTGGACTTCTATCAATTTATCCCCTATAAACTCACAGTTTATTCTGGGTTTGTTTTTAAATTCCTCAAGTATTTTAGGAAGGGGAACTTGATCATCTGTTTTTACCCATCTATCCCATTTCACAAAAGTATCGTCTGATTTGATACCTTCAACACAAAGAACTTGTTGGCCGTATTCATAATCTACAGATAGGTGTCTACCTTCAAACCACTCACACCAAAAGTGACCAACATTTAAGTTCAGGGTATATTTTTCGATCCAGAGTTTTTTGGCACCAAGTCCAAGACCAAGTGCATTGACACAAGGTCTCACAATATAATAGTCTGGTTTAGGAACATCAGTCCCTACAGGACCACACGTATAACCAAGCTTACGAGACAAGATAAGTTTATCAACTACCCATAATTCGTCTGGATCTGCTGTCTTCCAATATAGATCTTCTTCGGTATCTTCGTAAATTGAAATCATTTTTTGTTTGCTGTTAAAGCCTCTTTACCATAGAAAGCTGCAACAATTGCAGCAACGGATACAAAGTATGTAGGTGCAATATCTTTTAGTAAAGAAGATGCACTTTCAAGACCGAAAACGCTGGCTAAAATAATTGAGAATGGATAAAGGAGCATACCAAACAGAGCAAACCATGCCATGTTTCGTTGTGCATCCTGTCTTTTATCCTCATTTTCAATTTGTAGCATTTTTTCACCTTTAGCCATTTCTTCGTCAGTAATGACACCATCACCATCAGCATCGAATTGATTATATATCGAATCCTTCTCTAATGTTTTAGCTGCCATTTTATCCTCCCAAAGTATCGAACATAGTTGTTAATTCTGGTGCAAATGCTGATGCCGCCCAAAGCAGAACACCGATAGCGCCCACACCGATAACAACCCATTTCATTTTCATATCATCAACAGACATTTTCACACCAATTAGTTCGTTGCTTAATACTCTGAGGGAAATTTCCATTTTACCTTCAGGCATATCAACAATTTCAGGTGTTTGTGTCTTTGTTTGTGTTTGTTTTTGTTCTTCAGCCATTATTTTACTCCTTCTAATGAAACTTTGCCTTCGTTTAAAAGACGCTCTCTATTAGCCATATGCTGCAAATGAACGTCATCCTTGCTCTGACCATGATAAGGAACAGCATGACCTTCTTCGATGAGAATTTCTGTTGCTCTTTTTTCTTCAATCAAAAAGTCGCCAAGGATACGACCAAACTTACCTTTTGCATCTTCACCGCTCTTGTCGATTTCTGTTTTTAGAACTTGTGAAGAACCAACAGGAAGAATTTCTTTGAGTCTATTTTTACTAGCTAGTCCAAATTGTTTTTCTACTTTATCAGATGTTCTTGATTCGGGTGTATCTATCCCCATCATTCTTACACGTTCTTTGTGCATCCACATGCCAAATCCAAGATCAATATCGATATCAACGGTATCACCATCCACAACTCTCAGTATTTTACATTTGTACTCATACATAGTTGTCTCCGTCAGCCTGAGTTTTGGAATTGGAGTGCTCTTAGTTGTCGAATTTCTTGTTCAAGTCTCATAACTTCTAATTGTTTTTTTCGAAGTTCAAGTTGATAAAGTTCATTACAGTCAATTCTTGATTTAGGTTTCTGGCCTAAAGGAATGACAATTCTAGCAAAGACACCGACATCTCCAACTCTCGAATCTACATAACCATCAAGAGGATCTGTATATCCCCTGCCAATAATGCCAGTCACCCCCAATTCTAAATTAGTGGCGGAACCGATTGCATTAGAACAATCTAAATCACCAGCTTTAAACCTATCAGATTGATAACTGCCGGGAGCAGATGGTAAAGATAGGTTGAGTGAGTTAGATTGTCCAAATGCAACAGAGGCATATAGTAAAATAAAAACGAGTACTAGAAGGAATAATCTTGTTATATTATATTTAATCATATTACACCTTTGAGCAGATCCTAGAGTCTATACCAGAGCTTGCAGCATTCGGAGAAAACTGCTTTGATGTGGTGCAAATGTATTTGATACGATCACAGTCATCTCTTCGGACGTAAATGTCTATATTCTTTTGACCCAAATACGGGACATTCAATATCTTTTCAGAAGAAGCAAAAGGTACAGTATTCCAGTTTTCGTCAAAAACTGAGATTTCGTAATAGTTTACATCTTCTCTTTTGTTAAAAATTTTCATTGTTGTCACGACAATACCGTCCAAGAATGATGGTTCAAACTTAGGATAAGTAGGTGTCCATTCGTGAGGATAAGCAGTGGTAGAAAATAAAATTCCTACCACTGACAAGATGATTTTTTTCATCAGTTTGCAATACATTCAGCAACTATGTTTGCGGAATATTCGCCACCCGGAAATGATTTTCCGAAACCATAAGACACTTCTGAATCAATTTGAAACCAAGTAGATCCAGCGACAGATAAATCATATTCTGTTACGTTATTGTATTCTACCTTTGCCGCTTCATAGCCAGACATGAGAGCATCTGATGTAGATGAAACGGTAACTTCTCCGTCCCAATCGAGAGCATCGGTTAGATTTGGGGAAGAAGCAAAGTTTTCAGGCCAAGAAATTTTTGCAGTGTAATAGTCTGCAATAGTAACGTCATATCTTACGACAGGAAATACTCCACCATCAACGGGGTCTGTGCTGAGTGTATTTGGCGTAGGGTTTCCGTAAACGCCAGCTGTGTCAGTGTATATACTGCACTTAGATGACACGCTGCCTGTAATTGGAACAGATTCTGCATAAACAAAACCTGTAACAAAAAACGTAGACAAAGTTAAGAGAGTTCTTAACATTTTTTTATTCTCCGGTTGTTACTTCTCTTACATATTGAGAGCGTACCATAGAATAATATTTGGCTGATCCTGCCAGTTGTCTCAACGCCCTGTTATTATCAGGCATTTTTTTATCTTCAAGTTCATACTTATCAGGATATTCATTTTCTTGATAAGAGATATTATAGTATGGATGGAGGAGAGGAACATTTGATAACTCTTTTAATCTGTCTTCCTGTCTGCTTATGTCGATTAAACCACCGACAGTAGGATCAGATCTTAAAAGTAATTCTAATTCTTCGTCTTCCTCCTCTAAAATTACTACATTGTCTTCTTCAACTTCAACTTTTCGGGATTCCTGTAAACTGAGCCAATATTCATAAAACTCTTCATCAGGCGTCATGATCTCAATCCCACTTACGTATTTATAAACTGCATCTAAAAAACCGGGACATGATGGGTCCGACAAAGGATTTGTGCAGATAATGCTATCTGGTGTGATGTCCATTCTGTAAGAATAGATCATAGAAGGATCTGAAACCGTACCATCTCCTTCAACCTCTATACTTCCTTGTCCCCATCGTTCTCCGGGTATTCCTGAAAATCTAAAATTCTTTTGAATAGAGTTTCCGGGTAAACCAGACCAATCGTCAACTTCTTCAAAAACATATCCGCCGTTGATCGGATCTTCATTACGAATATATACTTTAGCATCTTGAGAGGGATCTTTAGATATGACGTAATAATATGTCAAACCATTTACTTGCAGACTTACGTTTGGTGAAGAGAAGTCAGGTAGAACACCAGCCATCGACCAATTTAGTCCATTTTGAGCAGCATTATTTGTTACGCCGTAAATGCTATCCTGACCCCAAGAGTACGGCGAGAATGCCAAAAACAATAGCACCGCCAATAAGGGTGGTTCTAGTATCTTGATCAATGTTAATGCCTCTTTTGTCTGTGTCTGGTCTACGGCCTTGGTTTGCTGGATCGTTCCATTCTTCTTTGGCCTGTTCTCCTATTTTTCCATCTATGGGGCAGGGTGTTCCTGCATCCATCATGGCTGTAAAAATTCTAGGATCTTGACACATCACTGATACGGCTGCGACTTTCATTCCCATATCATACAGAGTCTTAGCATTTTTAAGTTTTTCACAATTCATGTCTCTTACTGTAGATCCAGCAGAGATGCCTAAAATTTGTGTTTGAACAGCACCAGAAACTCCGATAGTGCAGATGTCGGAGTTTGCTGTGTTAATATTAGGTGCAATTGCAGAAGGAGGCGCTGTAATTACAGTTGTTGTAGATTCAGTAGTGGAGTCAACAGTGCTTTCAGTGTAATTTTCAGTCACTATCGGTTCATTTTGTGAAAATGCAATATTTGGAATAACAAATAACACTGCTACGAGTAGCAGTCTTTTGAACATTTTATATCCTTAGATGTCGAAAAGTTTTCTAGATGAAATCACTTCGAAGAAGGTTTTACTCTTCTGGTTGTTTAAAGCATTATAATTTTTAAGTGTAATTTCAGAATACGTTGGTCTGTAATGTAGTGTTCTTTCTTTAGGAATACACATAAGTTGACCAGTTGTTCTCATAGCTTTTCTTTTTTCATCGTGCCTCAAAGGATTCATTTGTGGATCTTTTTCAGGCTGAGAAGAGAGAACTTGTAGCATGTCTTCAGGTGTTTTGATGGACTTCAGTTGTTGCAGAACAATTTTCATTCTGTTTTCAGAAGATTTTCTGGATGCCTTTTCGTGTGGGTTATCTTTGTTATTTTGATAACCAGCCCAAGGCATGTCGATTCCGTGATTTGTTCTTACAATACCGTCAGTCTTTTTCAGTTTTTTGTAAGTGTACTCATACTTTTTATTAGGACCATGATAGTCCCTGAACGCTCCCTCAAGAATATAACACTCATTAACATCTGCAATAAGCGTATTTCCCGGAATCTGTAGTTTGATTAGAGTGTTCAAAGCAGATTTTGCTGACCTTTTAAAAAGTGCAGTTCTGATACGGATACCGTCAGGTGCATAGTAAGTTCTTTCAGACTGATCGTCGGAACCAGCAGCAGCACCTTCCTTTTCGTCTTTCTTGACCATGATAGATGCAGAAAGAATTGCTACGCCAAACTCATTCACACCTTCGGTATATCTTGTCTTGTCATCTTGCATGTAGAGTCTTTGCACTCCGTTTCTATTAGATTGCTTAATAGAAACAACAGGCTTGTAGTTACGATCTCGGTTCTTAGCAAGAACCCAGCCGTATTCTGGAAGATATTTTGCAACGACAGTACACATATTGACCCCTGTTGACAGTAAATACATTTGTTGTTATTTATGAATAATAAGGAGATAAGAATGAACAACTACATCATTTACACACAAGAGAACTGTTCCTACTGCGTTAAAGCAAAGGATCTTATTAAAGAAAAGGGCCATACATATACAGAATATGTTTTAGGAAGAGACGTTTCTAAAACAGAATTGTTTGAAATGTTTCCGGGTGTGAAGACTGTTCCAATTATTGTTTTGGATGGTCAGAAAGTCGGTGGATACCAAGAATTGACAGAATCCGTGAACAGAATGTTACTTAAGGGATAATATGACTGAAATTGAAAGAAATGAGTTGAGTAAGAATGCTATGGGTGGAACTGAACTCATGGCAACTGCTTTGGCTGAAAAACTTGATCCTGAATTGTCAGACAAGTTTCAAATTATTTGCTCTAGAGTCAGAGAGATTGACGAAAACAAAATTCCTATCTTGTGGTTGCACGATCTTCCAAACGATCCTGAATCACAACATCTGGCCGATAAAGCCAGCAGAGATAGGTTTGCTAAGTTTGTCTTTGTTTCTAATTGGCAAATGAATGAGTATATTCATACATATGGGCTTAACTGGGATGATTGTTATGTCATTAAGAATGCTATTGATCCGATTGAAATGACAGAAAAGCCTAAAGATGGTATTGTAAGGTTAATTTATCATTCAACACCTCACCGTGGTTTGGAGCTTTTGGTTCCAGCATTTGAATATCTTGCCGAAAAGCACGATAATATTGAACTAGATGTCTATTCCAGTTTCAATCTTTATGGATGGGCTGAGAGAGATAAGCCGTATGAAGATCTTTTCGACAGATGTAATCAGCATCCAAAAATTCATTATCACGGTACTCAGCCAAATGATGTAATTAGAGAAGCTTTAAAGAAGGCAGATATTTTTGCATATCCAAATATCTGGCCGGAAACATCTTGTCTTTGTGCAATTGAAGCTTTAGATGCGGGCTGTTTGATGTTGGCACCAAATTATGCAGCACTTCCTGAGACGGCAACTTCTTGGGGAATCACTTATCAGTGGACGCCAAATCACAATAAACACGCAAACATTTTCACAAATATTCTTGATAATATGATTACAACTATTACTGAGAGTAAAGATGATGTGGAACATATGATCTTTCAGCAAAAACTTTTCTACGATAATTTTTATTCTTGGGACGTTCGTATTAAAGAATGGGATCAACTTTTGAAAAATATTTTATGGGAAAGAAATGAACTCTAATAATGTAATTAGTTTTGGTAAACAAACAAAACAAAGTGAATATGAACCTGACGTAGAAAAGGATTTAATGAGTCTTAAGTCGGCATATTGTGATGAAATGTCAAATGAACTCTTTGGTATCTTGATGAGAATGATCGAAAGAAGCGGTCACATGAATCATATTGATACTGAAGATGAAGGGTTTTTTGATGAACTTCAGCCAAAACTAGCAATGGTTAAGGAATCACTTTATGCCGTATTCTGCCTTCTTGAGAATGTTGATTATGATCTCTCTATTGTATTTGATAATCTATACGATCCAATTGGATTTACAGAAGATGGATTAAATACACACCTCTTCGTTTCTGTGAATAATAAATACAGAGACAAACTCATTGAAATGACTAAAGATTACTTAAAAAATAAGGATAATAATGGTTAGAAAAAGTATTTCAGAGATCTTGCATGAGATTGGTGAACAAGCCTCTTTTCAAGATCGTGTTAAAGTTATGAGAAGTTATAGGGGAAACAATCCTCTTAGAGCTATTTTGAAATATGCCTTTGATCCAAGAATCAAGTTTCTTTTACCAGAGGGAACTCCTCCATACAAAGAAAATGATTTTCCAGATCAACAAGGAAATTTGTATTATCATTTCAAAAAGCTTTATCTTTTTATTGAAGGTGGCAATCCAAACATTACCGATCTCAAAAGAGAAAGTCTTTTTATTGGTATGCTCGAAACCGTCGATAAAGATGATGCTAAAATTTTAATTGGAATGAAAGATAAAGAAATTCCTGTTAAAAATGTAACTCAAAAACTAACAGAGAGAGCCTTCCCGGACTTGTTCAAATGAAAAGAAGATCTAATAAAAAGTCAGAACTAATTAACGAAGATTATTATGATGAATTTGAAGATATTAATTTTCAGAAGTTTAAAAGACAAAAAAATCTGAATAGGAAAAAGAATGATCCTTACAGAGATGATTATAGGGATGAATGGAATTAATGCCATCTTACACATTTAAAGACAAGAAAACTGGTGATTTAACAACTAAAATTATGTCTCTCTCAGAGAGGGATGCATATCTCGAAGAGAATAAAAATCTTCAGTTGTGTTTAGCAACACCCGGATTTGCTGATCCCCATAGATTGGGGAGAATTAAGCCGGATGATAATTTTAGAGACCTTCTTAGAGAAACTAAGAAAGCTCACAAGGGTAGTACTGTTAATACATTTTAGGGAATTGAATGGCTAGAAAAGTAAGACAAAAAAACGCCAATCACATTAAAGAACAGAAAAGACAATCATTTGAAAAAAGTTTAGTTTTAGAAAATATAAGACCAAAGACCGAAAATCAAAAAAAGATTTTTAATCAATATTTTGAGAAGAAGCATATTTTGGTTCATGGGCTTCCGGGTACAGGGAAGACTTTCATTAGTCTATATCTAGCACTTAAAGACCTTCTTTCAGATTCAAAAATTGAAAAGGTAATCATCATTAGAAGTGCTGTTTCGGCACGAGAGCTTGGTTTTATGCCGGGTTCTGCAAGAGATAAGATGAGAGCTTATGAAGAACCATACTATGAGATTTGTTCTAGACTGTTTGATAGAGATGATGCGTACACTCAACTTAAAATGAGAAAGATGGTAGATTTTTCACCTACTTCCTTTCTTAGAGGTTTAACTTTTGAAAACTGTGTGGTTATTGTAGATGAGGTCCAAAATTTAAATGACCATGAAATATCTACAGTCATAACCCGAATGGGTCAAAACTCTCGTATAATTTTTTGTGGTGATTTTCGACAATCCGACTTTGCAACAAAGGGTCAGGAAGAAAGTGGTATTGGTAATCTTTTCAAAACAATCCGTTTGATGCCATCTTTCACTCATGTGGAAATGGGAATAAATGATATTGTAAGAAGCGGAATTGTAAGGGAGTATCTTGAGGCTAGAACAGAATTAGGTCTCATTTAATTTATATATGAAAAACACTTTAGAAACATACAGAAAATTTGGACTTGCTGTCGAAAATATGGTACTCGGTTCGGACATAACCTACATGGAAGCTATCATGGAGATTATGAAACGTGAAAACTTGGAAGAAGAGATTATATATAAAATGGTTAAAAAGAATCCAGTCTTAAAGATTAAGTTGGAGATCGAAAGCCGAAAATATAATCTCCTCCAAAAGGATGCAAATACGGCGATACTGTGACACCATTCAAATGTTATAGACTCTACTTAGCCCTGAAACAACACTTCAAAACTGAGACTTATGATTTTTTTAAATACAACGGAAAGGTAAATGTAAATGAAGAATCTTTCAAAAAACGTACAGACAATTATCTCTTTGCTAAAATGGCCTCTAGACCAAGCGTACACACTTTGCTTGTATCTGTACTCTCAAATGACCCTGATTTTTATATCACGGACATCCTCTCTGAAAGAGGTGAAAAAATCCACAAAAAGTGGCAAAAGTACCAGCAAAGCTTCGACTACAGCTTCAAAGAAGAAATCAAGCAGTACGAAAACTTCGACCAAGCGATCATCGTCAAAGAAGGCTACCCCGAAATAATATCAGATTATTTTTCGGGTAAAATATCCCTTGACACATTATCAGTTGTCGATAAACTAATAGACGGCTGTAAGTATTGGGGAAGTCACCTCAAAGACCCTCTTTGGGGTGACATAAATATGAAGTTGATGAAATATAGACCTTTTATCAACATTCGTACAGAAGTATACAAAAATTATATCTATGAAATTTACAGTGGACAAAAAAACTAAAAGACAGTACAAGACACTATAAGACAAATAAGGAAAGCAAATGAGCTTACAAGAACTCAAATCAAAACGTAAATCCAGTATGGATGCCCTTCTTAAAAAGATGGAAGAAGCAAATCAGAGTGGTTACTCTGAAGACCAAGAAAAATACTGGAAACCTTCGGTTGGAAAAGACGGTAACGGACAATTCATCATTCGGTTTCTTCCGGAGTGTAAAGGTGAAGAATCGCCTGTAGTCCATCTTTACAGCCACTTTTTTCAGGGACCGGGTGGTTATTATGTGGAAAATTCCTTAACTACTTTGGCAAAAGGGACTGCCGATCCTTGTTCAGAGTACAATTCCATGCTTTGGAATTCTGTTGACTCTGATAATACCCCAGAAAGGCAGCAAGTAAGACGACAAAAAAGAAATTTGAATTACTATTCAAATATCTTGGTTGTTAAGGATCCGGCTAATCCAGAAAACGAGGGGAAGGTTTTTCTCTTTAAGTACGGCAAAAAAATCCATGATATGATTGCCAAAAAGCTTAAGCCTGTCTACGACGATGAAGAGAAGGTCAATATTTTTGATTTTTGGGAGGGTGCTAATTTCCGAATGAGAATCAGCACTGTCCGAGGTTCTGACGGCAGAAGCTACTGGAATTATGATGATTCTACTTTCGATTCGCCAAGTGCGTTGTCAGATGATGACGACAAACTGGAAGAAATCTGGCAACAGCAGCACTCTTTGGATGAAATTGTAGCGCCAGATAAGTTCAAATCTTACGACGAACTTAAAGAAAGACTTAATAAAGTCTTAGGTTTGACAGGTGCTACTCCTCCAAAGCCGAATCCAAAGCCGGAACCTGTCAAACAGCAATCATCAGAAGAATTTCTTGATGATGACATT